GTTAACCTTGTTGTTAATCGTTATACAAGTGCATGGTTGCCAGTTACTGTACAAGGTGTTGGCACAGGTGCTATCGGTGGTTATGTACCACAAGATGGTACAAGCGCAACAGCATTAACTACAACAACTGCAGTAGAAGGAAATATTCTACTAGACACAGGTGTAGCAGATACAATTACACTTAAAGTAGTTGATTCAGCAGGAGCACCTGCAGCAATAACAGATACAGTAATTGCTCAAGCAGCACTACCAACTGCAACAGCCGCAACTGGCGCAGTTTGGTTTGATAACACACTAACTAGTTTGGACGTTTATGTTGTTAACGGTGGATCATACGACCCAGTAACACCAACATACGGCACAACTGCTCCAGTTGGTCCAAGTGGAGGCGATGTTTGGGTTGATACAAGCAATTCTGCAGTTAACCAAAGTGCAGAAAGAGTGTATCCTGTTATTAAGGTATACAATGCTGCACTTGGTGCATGGGTAACACACGATAATACAGATCAAACAACAGCACGTGGCGTACTATTTTCAGACTTAGATGATACTGCAGGCGGCGGCGCACCAATTACAGGACGTCCAGATCCAAATGTATATCCAGATGGAATGATTGCTGTTAACATGGCACAAAGTAAAAATACACTTCGTGTTTGGAACGGTACAGCATGGAGAAACGGTGTAGCAAATCATGCAGATGGTAGCGGTCGTTTTGGTCGTTTTGCACAACGTCAATATGTTGTAAACAAAATGCAATCAGCAACAACTTCAGTTGATTTACGTGAAACACAGTTTAACTTTACACTACTAGCAGCACCAAACTATCCAGAACTAACAGCAGAACTTGTTCAGCTAAACAGCGATAGAGGCGAAACAGGCTTTGTTATCATTGATACACCAATGCGTAAAAATCCAACTGATGCAATTACATGGGTAACAAATGCAAATGTAGCATCAGAAGATGGCGAAGATGGTCTAGTAACCAACGACACATACAGTGCAGTTTACTATCCAGCAGGTAGCTCAACAGATCCTGCAACAGGTAAAACTGTTATTGTTCCGCCAAGTCATATGGCACTTTATACATATGCATACAGCGACAACATTAGTTTCCAATGGTTTGCTCCTGCGGGGCTAACACGTGGTGTTGTACAAAATGCAAGTGCAGTAGGGCACATTACAAACGAAGGTGAATTCAAAGCAGTTGCACTTACACAAGGACAACGTGATGCAATGTATGAAAACAAACTAAACCCAATTACAACATTTGTTGGCCAAGGCACAATATTGTTTGGACAAAAAACACTACACAACCAAACAACAGCATTGGATCGTGTAAATGTTGCACGTTTAGTTGCATACTTAAAAGAACGTTTCGACGAAGTTGCTCGTCCATTCTTGTTTGAGATCAATGATGCACAAACTCGTGCCAGAGCACAACTAGCGTTTGAACGTTTCCTTGCAGATATTTTAAGTCGTAGAGGACTTAATGACTTTGCAGTAGTATGTGATGAGAGCAATAACACTCCAGCACGTATTGATCGTAATGAACTATATATTGATGTTGCAATTGAACCATCAAAAGCAGCAGAATTTATTTACATTCCGATTAGAATTGTAAATACAGGAACACTAGGTTCTGTAGCATAATAAAAAAATTAACTTAATACTTAATGGGCGGCCCAGGTCGTCCATTTTTTTTGACATTTTTTAATAAATACGTATAGAGCCAGTATACGAGGAGAACAAAATGGCAGTTATTACATCACTTGGTGTGCCAGATAGCGCAAACAACACCACAACAATTATGCCTAAATTAGCATATCGCTTCCGTGTAACATTCATCGGCGACGGATTTTCACCAACCCCAACACGTAGTGTTATTAGTGTATCCCGTCCGGCGTTAACACACGAAGAAGTAATTGTAGAGTCTTACAACAGTAAAATTTATCTAGCAGGTAAACACACATGGGATCCTGTATCGATTGTACTACGTGATGACGTAGACAGTGCTGTTATTAGAGAATTAAACAACCAACTAAACAGACAAGTTGACCATGCACAGCAAAGTAGTCCACGTGCAGGTTCAGCATACAAATTCCAAGTTGCAGTAGAATCACTAGACGGCGGCAGTCCAGAGCCAGGCGTACTAGACAGATTTGAATTAGCAGGTTGCTATATTAGTAACATTCAGTATGGGGACATGAACTACGGCGATAGTAGTCAAGTACAAATCACTGTACAGATTCGTTACGACAATGCGGAAATTTATGATGCAGCAGGTAATCCAACTCTAACAGGAGCAGGACAAGACCAAACGCTAAGTAACGCAACAGGCGGCGGAACACAGGCATAAGTTAAAAAATGGGATTAACTTCTAATACTGGCCCTTATAATGCAGCCGCAAACGTATATGGTGTCGATGACCCAGTCATGACAAAAATACCTCGCAGCAAATTTCAATTTATGATTGAAATGACGTTAAACAGTTCAATCCCATTATTAGACGAAAGCTATGGTAGACAGTTTGTATTTGATAGAGTGCAAACTGTCGGCATACCCGATCAACAACACAATGTAGTAAGAGTTAATCAATATAATAGACCAAGATATGTTCCTACTAGATTGGAAATTAATCCGGCTACTATTATATTTTACGATACTAAAGATAGTCAGTTTCAATTTTTATTACAAGCATATGCAAGACATTACTTTCATGGACATAATGTAGATGAAAGAACAATGGTTAGCTATGATACAGTTGCACCTGCATTTAACGGAACGTTTGGTACTAAAGCTGTACCAACTGAACAAAGATTTTTCTTTGAAAGAATACGCATCATATCAACTGACACTGCTAACAGTGGACGTATAATTACGCTATATAATTGCATGATAACACAAGTTAATTCGGACACTCTTACCTATTCGGATAGTAGTCCAGTTACATGGTCAGTTCAGTTTCAACCTGAACATATGAATATCGAGTCTATTGGAGTTGACAATGGACAAAGCACAGATCCGTTAAACAATACAACACAAACATATGACGTTACTCGCAGTGCAGCCGCAGGTGTATTAGTTAATGCAGCAGGACAAGTGTTACGAGATGCAACAGGCGGTACTATACCATTTACTAATGTGTTTAATAGTGCAGCAACATCAACATCTCCTGTTACACAATTTGTAGTTGATAGTGTTGGTAACTTTGTAAGAGATAGTAACGGCAATCCAATACAAATAGGACAATCAGTTGTAACTAACACAGTTACACAGGCAGCAAGCAATGCTATTAGCCAAACACCAATTGCACAAAGCGGATTTATATCAAATACAAGACGTATACTGAACGATATATTCGGTTAATAAATACGTATATAATGGCAGCAAAGTTTCAACAAGGTTTATATCAACTAAAAAATCCTAATCGTTATATTGGCAAGCACTCGCCGAGATATCGCAGCGGATGGGAATTAAAGTTTATGCGTTTTTGTGACACACATCCAAGTGTTGTTGCATGGGCTAGTGAAAGTCATCGCATACCTTATTTTAATCCTATTAAAAATAAACAAACACACTATGTACCAGATTTTTTTATAGTATACGAAGATAAGAACGGTAATAGACATGCAGAGTTTATAGAAATTAAACCGGCAGGACAAATATTAGGCAACGCTAGAAGTGCTGGACAAAAAGCTGCCGCAGTAGTTAACGAAGCAAAGTGGCAAGCAGCTAAAGCATTTTGTGATAAACAAGGCGTTGGGTTTAGAGTACTAACCGAGCACGAGCTGTTTAATAAACCGAAGAAGAAAAAGCGATGAGTAAAAAAATAGAAGAAGTTTTCAACATGGCAAGCCCAAATGAACAAGAAGATGTACCATTTGTAGAAGAAGATGAAACTGGATTTGATTTAGAACGACTACAAGAAACACTAGACACAGCGGATAAAATTGACCAAGCACTTCCGGCAGTACGTGACTTAGAAACACTCGACAAAGACATGGACAATTATGCTGAACAAGCAATGACAGCCTTTCAAGATTTAATGGACTTGGGACAAAACGTTGAAGATAGACACGCTGCACCAGTGTTTGATAGTGCAGCAAAAATGATGACAAACGCTATTACTGCTAAAACAGCAAAGATGGACAAGAAACTTAAAATGATCGAAATGCAAATGCGCAAACGTAAACTTGATTTAGAAGAAAAGAAAGTTGAAATGCAAATTGCAAAAATGAACGAAAAAGACAATGATGACGGAGCCATCGAAGGATCGGCACAAGAATTTGATCGTTCTAGCTTAATAAACGACATCATGGCAAAAGTAAAAGAATCCAATAATAGTGATAAATAACTGTAAGACAGGAATAATAGTATGAAAAGTTTAAAGCAATATTTGGTAGAATCTGAAAAAACATACAAGTTTAAAGTGCAAACTGTTGCACATTTAACAGATGAAGCTATGGATAAAATTGAAGTATATCTTGCAAGATACAACATGGAGAGCGTGAGCACTCCTAAAACAAGTATTATTCAAAAAAGTCCTGCAGGCTTTGGTAATATTGGTCCAAGTGCAGTAACAACTTTCGAAGTAGAACTAAAACTGCCGACAACACCTCCTGCACTACAAGAAGAATTGGCAAACGCAGCTAATATTCATTATGGAACAATTCGTGTTTATAATGAAGGCGAGTTTGAAGAAATTCATCCACTAGATGAAGATGAAACAGAAGAAGGTAAAAGCGTACTAGCAGACGAAGATTACAGTGATGCTGAAAAAGTAAATCACAGTGATAATTACGGCAACGAGTTTGTTGCTAAGTTTGTAAAGAACTTACCAAAAACAGAATTAGCAACAGAGTATAAGGTAAAATAAAATGGATTTAAGAGACTTAGTAGCATTAGCGGGCATCGTAAACCCAGAACTTCTTAATAAGATAGAAGCAACCGCTGAAGTAGAAGAAGCAGACGGTGCAGGCTTTGACAAAGCAACAACAAGACCAGACGAAGAAGTAATGGACGATCCACTAGCAACAATGGGCAGCGATGCAGATCTAAGTCTACGCCGTTACTTGAAAGCAAAAGGTGATCACGTAACAGTTGATGAAGCGGATTTATATCCAGACTTAACAGTTGAAGATGTAACTGAATCATATGCAGCATTTAAAGAAGGCAAGTACAAAAGCGATGCACAGCGTAAAGCAGTACATGCAGCCAAAGCAGAAGAATCAGTCGAAGAAGCAGGAATGGGCGCACCAGATTATAACCCAGCGAAAGCAAGTGCTGGAGGTCCAGGATATGCTAGTATGCCACAGCAAATTAAACTAGCTGGCGACAGTATCTGGGAT